GGAATGAATGACGAACAATTTCTAAAACTCAGTAAAGCAAATGACGATAAATATGAAGACGCAAAAACAACTAATAAAGGTATAAAAAACGACACAATTGATAATGCTATGAAAGCAGCAAATGGAAGTATTGAAGAAAAAGAAAGAGAAAGACGTGTCTTAGATACTAAGTCAAATCAAATCCGTGATTTAATATTTGCAGTTTGGGAAAAAATAAAAAAGAAAGTTCCTAAAATTGTAAAACAAATGGGTAAAGACATTGAAAAATTTATTGAAGATAATAAACCTGCTATAATTGCTGCTGCTACAAGAGTAGGTAAATCTTTAGTGCAAGGAGTAATAGACGGAATCGCTTCAAAAATGGGTGCTCTTGCTGCCTCTGTTACTGCTGCTTTACAACAACAAAGTGCTGCTACTCAACCTTCTACTACAGGAAGACCTACAGGTAGAAGCGGTGGTTTATATCAAGGTAGAGGATATGCTAGTGGAGTGCTGAACGCCCCTGGTGGGTGGTCTTTGGTTGGTGAAGACGGACCCGAAATAATGAATGTACCTAAAGGCTCTGACATTTACAGTAATTCAGAAACTAAGGGAATGCTAAACAGTATGAAAATGAACACTGGTACAATGGGTGGTTCTGAATCAGTTAATCTTTATGGAGATATTATTATAGACGCCCATAATGTCCAAGATTTTACAGACGTAGTTTCTTTATTAAAAAATGTTAAAAGACAAAGTAGTATGAGATAAATAGGAAAGGAAGGTGATTAGTATGCCTTGGGTTGTTAGTAATGCAGGTGGTGGTAGTGATTACACATGGTCTGCTTTAAATACATACAATCAACACGCAGCAAAGATAACGTTGCCTGTAGCGTGTGCAGTAAATGAATTAAGAGTTATTGCAGCAGGTTACAATACAGGGGTAGTTGCCACTAGACTTGTTATATGGAATGTTGGTGGCTCTATGCTACAACAGACTTATAATTTTAATATGGCAGACGGTAGTGCAAGTACTCAATATACATATGAGAAAGTGATTACACCAGTTATTTTAGCAGCAGGCGACTACTGGGTAGGTCTTTATAGAGACCCTTTAGAATCGCACGTAATCAAACTTGTTGGTGGTTCTGGAAACGGTTATAGAAAAACAAATACAGCAAGTTTTCCAGCAGTATCTTCAATGTCTGGCTATAATACAGATACAGACGACGAACCAACTGTTGGTTGTTTTTATGTAACTAGACCAGCGCAAATTGATACAGCAGTTGCAACAAGAGTATCTGATACTCAACAGAATTTAACTTGGAATAATAACGCTACAACGGACGCACCGTATGACAATATATATGTTGAAAGATATGATAGCGTAACAGGTGCTTATTATGCAAAAGCAACACTAGCAGGAACAGCAACAAGTTATTCAGATACAACTACTTCTGCAAACGGATATTATAGATATAGAATTAGGGCAGTAAATGATTATGATTATGGTTATTATGAGGCTACAAATTATATCAATACTTCACCAGCAGCACCTACAAATGTTGTAGCAACAAGAATTGGTGGAAATGTTGAACTTACATGGACTGATAATGCAATAAATGAAGATAATTTTGCAATTGCAAGAAGAGAATCATTAGATAGTGGAGCAACATGGGAAGCATGGGATTATGCTACAATGGCAGACCCAGCAGCAAATGCTACAAGTGCAACAGACGTAGCACCTTACACTTATGGAATGTATGCTATTAGAGCAGAAGAAACAGACGACAGTCTGAACAGTTCTTATGTATGGAGTAATGAAGTTGTTACTATTGCACAACCAGACGCCCCTTCGGGGTTAGCACCAGACGCTTTAACTTTTGATTCAGATAATGCTTATACTTTTTCATGGAATCATAATGATACAGACGGAACAGCACAGACAAAGTATTCTTTGCAATATAGAATTGTAGGAGGCTCTTATGCAGCCCCTCCAAATCATGACGAAGTAACTTTGACTGACGAATTTATAGAAAACGCTGGTTCGACTTTTACAAATGGCAATGATTATGAATGGCAAGTTAAAACATGGGGTGAATTTGCAACTGCTTCAGATTGGTCAGACACGGCAACATTTACAGCAACGACAGTGCCAGTTGGTACTATAACCAATCCAACAGCAATTGCTGATTATGCTTATAGTGAATTAACAGTAACTTGGACTTATACACAAGCAGAAGCAAATAGTCAAGCACAGTACTTATGCAAGTTATATGACGAAAATGATTCTTTACTTGAAAGTAAACAAGTATCAAATGTTGTAGCAGATAGTGCTTCAGGAACTTGTACATTTACGTATTCATTATCGAATACAACTGATTATGAAGTAACTTTACAGGTTCAAGAATCAGACGGACTTTGGAGTGCTGAGACAAGTGTTGAATTTACTACTGCATTTTTAGAACCAACAGCACCAACTATAACACTAGACTTAGATAGAGAAACAGGAAGTATCAACATAGCAATAGTTAATCCAGCAGTAGTCGTATCATATGACGAAGTAGCAAGTCAAGACAGTAATGTAACAAACAACAGTCCTGACTCTAATTTTAACGGTTCGGGTGAATTACTTATAACAAACGATACAGCAGGAGGCACTACAATAATAACAACATTATTAGATTTTGATTTATCCTTCTTTGTTGGAAAAACAATTGTAAGTGCAGACTTGAAATTATTTAGAAAAGTTGCTTTAGCAGTTGGAATTGAAAGCACAGTGCAATATATTGACGCTTCATGGGACGAAACAACAGTTACCTATAATACTATGCCTACTTTTGACGCAACACAGTATGACAACCATGCTCACACCTCTGTAGGTGGAACTGAAACGTGGGACGTAGAGTTATTCATGGACGATATTGCAGACGGTACAATTACTGATTATGAGGGGTTGGCAATCGTTGCAACAACAACAGACGGTTCAGTTGATACTTTCTTCGATAATACAATTGTCGGATTTGAACCAACTTTAAGTGTTGAGATTTCACCATTAAATGCTGATACAGATAGCAATACAGTATATAGAAGTATTGATAGTGGTGCATGGGTGGAAATTCAGTCAGATATTACTACTAACACAACAATAACTGATTACATACCTTCTGTAGGCGGTAATAACAATTACTACTGTCAGGCAGTAAGTGCAGTACCTTCTGTAAATAATAGTGCGGAAGTCGATTTAGACGTTGCTCTTACAGGAATGTTCTTTGTAAATGGTGGGAGTGGATTTGAAGACGTTGTTAGGCTGGTTGGAGATATTTCAATAACAGAAGTAAGAGATAGAAGTCAAACTTTTAAACAGTATGCAGGACGAACTTATCCTATTAAATATCAAGGTATTTATAAAACACAAAGACTCTCTTTTAGTGCTGATTGTCCTATGACGAAGTATGACGATTTAGTAGAGATTATAGAGTATGTTGGACATATATTTTATAGGGATTGGCGTGGACGTTGGTTCTATTGTATTCTGAAAGATTCTAGTTTTAATATAAAGGATAATTTAGCATATCAATATAATACAACTATTTTAAGAATAGAAGACGAAACATAAAGGTGGTGATAACATGAGTACAATTTTTGACAATGGTGGACAGGAATATTTTAAATATGAATTACTTACATTACAGGACGGGGTTTATAAACACAATAAGTATATAAGTAATTATGTTGAACGTGCCAATATAACTGTTGATTTTTCAAGAAGTATTATATCAGGAGCAAATTTCTCAATAAAAGAAATAGACGATATAGATTATTTAAGTGATTTAATTAAACCTTGGTATTGTTTTGTTGTAAACGGTACAACTTACGAAATACCCTTAGGACATTATATGTTATTATCTCCTTATAAGTTTTTAGACGGGAATGTTATTACAAGAGAAATCGAAGGTTTTGATTTGCTTAAAGCATTAGACCAAAAGAAAACGATTGTAAGTCAAACTTTCACAAGTGGTACTAATGTAGTTGCAGCAATTGAAACACTGCTAGACGGTGTGGGAACATGGGTTAATTATCAGATAGAATCGAGTACGCAGGTTCTATCTGAAGATATATCATATGAACTTGGTAGAAGTACTTTGTTCATTATAAACAGTTTGCTTAATATGATTAACTATTACCCTATATGGGCTACAGGGAATGGCGTATATAAAGCCATACCGTGGACAGAAACGCCTAACGTAACACATGAATTCATTGATAATAGTGTATCATTATATGAAGAAAATATTTCATTGTCTGTAAATTATGCTGAGATTTATAATAAAGTTGTAATCATAACAAATCAATTAGGAGAAAGTACAACGCCGTTATATAAAGTATGGAGTATGGAAGACGAAGGTTTAACAAATCACCCATTCTCATATACTAGTATTGGAAGGTATATAACAAAAATATTTAATAGCGAAGCAGTCAGTCAGACTTATGTTGATTTAAGAGCGAGAAGAGAACTGAGAAAAATGCTTGAGATTGAAGAATCAATAAATTATAAACACGCTTTCGTTACTTCGAGATTGAATGACGGGATTGCATGGCAAGGAGATTCATATAAATTTACGAATACAGAATTAAGTATTGATAAGACTTATAAAATATTAAGTCAGACATATACATTACAAACTGGTGTATCTGTATCTACAAGAATAAGTGGGGTGACTTTGACATGATAGAAAACGTATTAGAACATATTTTAAATGAACCAAAAGTTGAAACAATAGTAACTGCTACTGTGTCGAGTTTAACTCCGCTACAGGTTAAGTTCTATGGAGGAGACGACTCTATTAATGTAAAGGCTGCAAAGGATATTAGTTCTATTCTTGTTGGTTCAAATGTAATAATGGTAAGATATATGAGTAAGTTTATTATTATAGGTGTTATTGGGAGTGTTATTCCTTTAGTTGTACCAAATGTATATGACCTCGATATAAATTGTATTCAGGTTAATATGAATTCAAACCAATTAATCACAACGAATTCAGAAACAAAAGTTGAATTTGCAACTCAGAAGGTTATAGTAGGAAGTAAATTATCTCTTGACACTTATGGTATAGTTATAGGAACAGGAGTGTCAACAATTGAAGTGAATCTTACTTTATGGTTAGAAGTTACGCCTAAGAATAGTTATACTGCAATATATATTTATAAAAATGGAACTGCTGCAACATATAAGTTATTTCCAAGTCGAGCCAATGTCACGGATTCACAATCTTGGAGAGGTATGAGTGACAACATAATTTTAGACGTTGATAAAGGTGACATAATTTATGGATATGCAAAGTTTGCAATTGCAGACGCAGCAAATGTTGTGAAAGGTGCATATACAAATTCTTGTAATATGAATGTAAAAGTACTTGCTTCTTAATATTTAGAATTAAAGGTCAAATTGAAAATTAAAGGAGAATTATGTTTAAGAATGATAAAGAAAAAATAATCTTTGGGATTTTATGGGTAGGGTTGATTATATTAATTTTTGCAATTTTTAATTACAAGATAGTAGATACAAATGTGGAAACTGATAAAACTGTTAAAAATAATAAACCAAGTTCTACAAAAATATATACTCCAAAACCAAAAGACCCTTATTCTTCATGTATTGAAACAAATGTATCAGAGATTGGAAAAGTATTAAGAAATGGTTATAGTGGTAGTGAAGTTGAAATCAATAAGATAAACACTACTTTGAAAATCAATATTGATACAACTGAAAAACATGATTTCAAGCCAGATTATGAAACTATAGTTTGTTATATTGATAAGTTCAGAGAGAATTTAAGAGCAGATATTGAATTTATTGATATTACAATAAAAACAAGAAAAAATACTATGTATGCGAATTTAGATATTGATATTATGGAAGCACCAAATTCTTATGATTCTTATATCGAAAGACATACTACTGAAATTGATTAATAATATGGAGTGTGCATATGTAAAATTATACCACTCCCCTATTCCCTACCCTACTGTTTACCATTTATTTCCTTATTGTATATAATATAAGAAGTAACTCCTGTCAAAACTATATAACCCCCCACTTTCCTTTTATATTGTGTTGGTTAGGGGTTGTTTCTTATATTATATATAAATCATGGTAAACTATACAGGTAGGTAAATGAAACATAGTAGAACTCGACAAGAACACACTTAATAGGAGTAAAACAAACGAACGTTTTACTTACTTATGAGTTAACTAATCATAGAAACACAGTCAAGCCATTTCAATAGTAAAGAAACTCGGTAAATAAATCAAAGTAAAATCATTGACAATCATACCCCTTTAGTTTACTATAAGTATAAATAAACGAAAGAAGGTATGATTATGATTTTTGGTTATGCGAGAGTATCAATACAGGAACAGAATTTGGATAGACAGTTGGATTCTTTAAATGCATTCGGAGCAGAAGAAATCATACATGAGAAAATTACAGGAACTAAATCAGACAGACCAGAATTAAATAGACTGTTAGACAAATTAAGAACTGGTGATACTGTAATTGTTTCAGACCTTACCCGATTGAGTCGGAGTACGAAAGATTTATTCAGTCTTGTTGAATTGATTGAAACTAAAGGTGCTAATATTAAGAGTATTAAAGAAAGTTGGTTGGACACAACGACTCCTACAGGGAAATTAATGTTCACGGTCATTGCTGGTGTCTCTCAGTTCGAGAGAGATTTAATAAGCCAGAGAACTAAAGAAGGTTTACAGGCTGCAAGAGCGAGAGGAAACTATGGTGGCAGGAGAGAAAAACTTAACGTGGCTAAGAAACACGCTATATACGATTTATATCAGAAGAAGACAACTACAGTGAAAAGCATTTGTGAAATGTTTGAAATAACAAAACCTACATTATATAAAGCAATAAATGAAATCAGCAAAACAGAATAAATTATGGTGGCGTCTCGGGGTTACGCCTATAATATACTATATAAGCGTAACTCTCAAACGCCACGTTAATTATATAAATATTATAATATTATACTCATTGGGAAATAAAAACATAAATTAGCCCTTTTTTCTTCTCATATAATTGAGAGAGGATTAAGTACTTTATATTACGATAATAATCGGTCTTATAAAATGCTCATTCCCTCTTATATAGTTGAAGCAATAATTTTTAAATGGAGAGTTCATTGCCAAATGGCTCTCTTTCCTCCTTATACTTTAAAAGGTGTGAAAATCAAAGGCATATTTTTTTATCCAAAAGTTTTGATACATATAATACTGTATTTGTACTATATAATATTTTGAGATAAAATCTATTTAGAAAGGAGAAAATATGAATAAGAGAACAATTACTTACTTAATAGTTGGGACTTTAATAATGTATTTATATGTATATGTAGTATCTAGTCCTTCCGACACACAAACAAAAATAAATAATGAAAATTCAACAAATATAAAAGTATATTTAGGTAGTTCAACTTCTGACTTTGAAAAAAAATATGAAAATGGTTTAAAGTCAAATGGTTTTGTTTATTATGAAGATTTGTTTATAAGCATTGCAGCACAAGATAAAAAGGTTTTTCTTATAAAACTTGATTACAAACAAATCAATGAAACACCTAGTACAAAAGAAGCCTTAAAGGATATAGAAGAATTCTTACCTACTGGTTCTAAGTTTATAAAAAAAGCAAAAATTAAGAATGAAAAAAATGCAATGGGTTATCTTTATAATAACAATATTGAAATTATATTAAAACGTGATTATGAGAATAATATTTTAGGGGCTTATGTCTGTAAAGGATTATAAAATAAAATAAAATAAAAGAAAGGTAAGGTAATAAGAAATGGAAGGTTTTAAGACATATGGAGTAAAAGAAGTATCAGAATTTTTTGGAGTATCACAAATAACAATCAGAAGGTATTTAAAAAATGAGAAAATGAAAGGAAGCAAGATTGGCAAAGCATGGAGAATAACAGAAGAACAGATAAGAGAATATTATGACGAGAATGCAAATGTAAAATATAATAAAAATATTTATAAGGAGGAAAATTAAATGGAATGGTTTATAGTATTAGGATTAGGAATGGCGTTTTGGTTAATAGGTTCTAGTTTAGAATATAGAGAAAACGGTAAAAAGAGAAATCATACAGAAAGAATGTCTAGTATTAAAACTGGAAAAGGAGGAAATTAAATGGAAATGTTATGTTATGCAGTAATCTTTTTATTCTTGCTTTATATTATAGGAAATTCAATAAAGTTAATATGGCAAACAGAAACAGAAACACACCCAGCAATAAGAGAATTAAAGAGATTGCAAAAAATAGAGAAAAGTAAATAAAAATAAAATTGACTAATTCCAAATCACAAGAATTAGCCAATGTTTACAAGAAAGGACTGTTACAATCCCTTACTATAAATAATATTATAACAGTCTTTTCTTTATAAGTAAAGCATTTTTATGCAATTACAGAAGGGATTGATTAAATGTTTAGCAAAAATGTATTAAAATGTGTAGGTGCTTTTATGTTTATACTTTCAACATATTTTAGTGTAATGGCACTACAAGGAAGTCAATTAGGATTACTAGAAACTATTGCTTCATGTGGTATAGCACTTGCTATTGAGTATTCAAAAGTATTATTTTTAATAAGTATGTGCAATGATAAGAAATCTACTAGAAGTAGAGTAATCGCAGCAGTGTTATATATAATGGTACTCAGTTTAAGTTTAATGTTTACAATGTCTTTTGTAAATAATGGTGAGAATGAAGTTACAAACATAACAGCAAAAAATAGTATTGAATATTCTAATCAACAAACTAAATTAGGTATTGACAATGAGAGTATTATAAGAAAAGAAAAAGAAGTAAAAGATTTAAAAGTAGATTACAAAACAAATGTTAAATTAAAAAATGAAGCAATAGATAGTATGCCAAAAAATTGGAATTCTCAAAGAGTAATAGTAGGAAAGGAAATAGTTGATTTAACAACAGAAAAAAATACAAATGTTTCAAAACTCGAAAGTGAAATTACTGAACTTTCTGGTAGTAAGAAAACAGAGTTGGATAAAGATATTAAAGCAGAGATAAAAGATACTGCTGGTTTCACTGCTACTTTAAAATTGTTATTAGATTTTCTTAATGGTTCAAAAGAAAAAGAAGATAGAATGACTTTAAGTTCATTAACTATTTTCTTCTACATGGTACTTTCAGTTGTTTTCGAGATTGCTATAAGTAAGATTTTCCATATGGGAACTTATGATAATTCAGAAAGTAGTCACTCCCCTACCCCACTCTTAAATCTGAAAAAGAACGTTGCAAATAAAATTGCTTCTGTAAGGGGACTTGTTCAAAACGGTAATAAGAAAGTTTCTTCAAATATAAATGCAAGTTCAAAAGTTGAACAAGATTATGCAGAAGGTAAATTAGAAAAAGGTTTTCACTCTTATACACCTAGTTTTGACAATGCAGACAATAGCAACAGTGCGTTGCATATAGAAAATAAGATTGGTTTTGATACTAATCATGCAGGAATCATGCAAGAAAATCATGCAAGCAAGAATGGCAATAACGTCTTGCCTTCAGTGAGTATGCAGACTTTCAATGTAGAGAAAAATGCAACAAAATACAGAAAAGCAATGGAGACTCAATCAAAGAATGGTATCTCTACAGGTTATAAAAGTATCGGAAAGAGCATAGGCTTAACAGGAACACAGAGTAATAATATGTACGGTTACATGAAAGCAAAGGGTATCATTGAAGTAATAAATAATCAAACAGTAATTAAAAAATGGTTGAAATAATCATGGACGGCTTGCCCTTACTGACTATGCAAGATTGGATAGCCGTTTACACCTTGCCTTCAGTGAGTATGCAAGATTTTAAGAAAGAGGTGTTTTAAAATGATTGAGATTGTATTGATTGCATTTATGTTAGCATTTGTTTTTTATAAATCAATTTGTTTTGTTGCTAAATTTTTTAAGGAGGAATAGACATGGCAAAGAAGAAGAAAGAACCAGTAGCAGTTGTTGTGAAATCAAGAGGAATATTAGATTGTGACTTTCCTTGGGGTTTGATAACAATCGCTACATTTATTTTATACTTCTATATTGAAAATGGAGGTACATTTTAAGCATGATTTAAAGCAATTCAAAACACATAGGTACTAGTACAACGAAAACAGATTAAAAGAGGTAAAACCGAATGTGAACATAGGAGGTTATAGTATGATTGAAGTAATGATAGTAGTATTTATGCTTTATATATTTACTATAGCAATGACAATACTATCATATATACAACATAAAGAAAATCAAAATGAGATTAAGATAATAAAAGAAGCGAAGCCTGTAAGGGCACTCAGAATAACTAAACCTGTCAAGTGTATTAAACCAGAAATAGAAGAGGTGGAGAGAGAGCCTATAGGTTATTGGTATCATGGAATAGAAGTCATATAGTCGCAAATACTCTATTAAAATTGAGACAATTATTCGTTACCAAAAGTATATAATAATGGTAACGAATAATTGGGGAAAAAAACATACAAAAACGGTTTTATTACTTCTAATATATATAGGAGAGGAATTGAAGATATAATGAATACTATTTTTATAATCTTATTAGTTTTAAATTTTATTTATGCTATATATTTATACATAAAAAAGAAACACTAAAATTGGGAAATAAAAACACAAAAACGATAATAAAACGTCCCATATATATGGGAGGGGATAACAGTGAACACATTGTTATTCTCTTTTATTTATATTTAAAACATTTTATAAAATAACTGACTAATAACTATTCACCAAAAGGTATTTCGTATAGTTTTAATATGCAACAATAGTTCAACAGTTATTTTATAAAATGCTTTAACAAATAAAATAAAAAGGGAGATTTAAAAATGAAAAATAAAGTAGAAACAACACAAGACTTAGTAAAAAATCTTAGCAAGTCAATTAAAGAATCGAATGCAAATCAACAAAAACTTAATAAAGCACATGAAGCATTTGATTCAAAATACAAAAATTTCAAATAAAAGGGAGACTAAAAATTATGTTAGAAACAAAACAAAAATTAACAAGGGAAGATTTTATTCCAATACATTCAATGGTATTAGCAGGAGAAATTATGACTGCTGGTTTTATACCTCAGTTTTGTAATAAGAACAGAGATAATTCAGGACGTTGGACATTCGCATTTAAGTACCATGACACAATTAATGAAATGTTAGCAAGACATATCGCTAAATCAAAACTAAAAGAATGAAATAATATATTAACGTGGCGTTTGAGAGTTACGCCTATAATATACTATATAAGCGTAACCCCGAGACGCCACAAAAGATTTATGTATTATTCAAATAAAATTAAAATCAAATTAAAAAAGGAGACTAAATATTATGGTAGTAAACAAAACGAGTTTAAAAAAAGCAGACTTCACACCAATTCATTCAATAAAATTAGCGTGCAAGATTATGGAAGCAGGTTATATACCTCAGTTCGTTGATAGAAATAATGACGGTTCAGGTCGCTGGACATTTACATTTAAGAACAATGACGGAATCAATTCTATATTAACTGATTATACTAAATCAATCAATTATAAAAATATATAATAAAAGGAGTTCATATCATGTTATTCAATCAAACAGACAGTACAGGAATAAAAAAAAGCGGTGCAAATATTGTTGCACAAAAAACTCAATACGATTTAAGAATTTCATTTGACGGAAAAGTAAGAACAGCAAAACCTAAAGTAGAAGAAATAGGAGAGATTTCAAATAGACTTTCCTGTGGCTATTTAAAAAGCAACATAGAAAAATTACCTGAACCATTAGGTGAGAAAGGTTGCTCTTGGTGTCCTGCTGTATATAATAATGAAAGTAGAACAAATGCAAACTTCAAAAGTCAAAGAGTATTCGGGTTAGATTTTGACAATGGAATAACTTTTGACGAAGTTAAAGCAAGGGCAGCGCAATACAGACTGTCTATTAGTTTTGCTTACGAGACATTCAGCAGTGTAAACGGCTCTAAATTCAGAGTTATATTCTGTAATGATTGTACCATAACTAATAGAAAAATAGCAAGCATTATGCAATTAACACTTATGGAAATCTTTCCTGAGTGTGATATTTCCTGCAAAGACGTAGCAAGAATTTTCTTTGGAGGAAAAGGTAATATATATATTAATGAAAACATAAGCACTGAGACAATAAATATTGCTGATTTAACATTAGCACTTTATAACTATTTAAAAGACACAGACAGTGGTAATAATCACGTTGCAAGAAGAATTATAACTTTTTGTGAAAGCGTTGGTTTACAAATGAAAAACGGTCTGCCTTATGTAGAGGTAATAGAAGATTCTTTTGCGCTTGAAGCACAGGAGAATATATTTTACATTAATAACATTTCAGACCCAGAAGCACCATTCACATACGTAATCCACATAACAGACAAAATCAAAGCGACAAAGAAAATAAAAAAAGACAAGAATAACAACGAAATTGTAACATATGAAGTTTTAGACACAAAGACAGGTAAAAGAGATTTAATTCAAAAGTTTGACTATGAAGAACTTAAATCTTCATGCAGACTGGTTAGAGAGTTTGTAGAAGGTTCTCGTTGGTGTTGCCATGAAGAATTATGGGGAATGGCTGCAAACCTGTGTCAAGTAAAAGGTGGAGCAAAGAATTTCATTGACATTCTTAATAGTAACAAAAATGAAGAATATTCTTCATACAGAATGAAAGACTGGGGAAGTTATATTAATTATATTCAAAGGAATTATTCTGCTCCTCAGCAGTGTAATAAATTTTGTCCTTTCAAAGAAGAATGTTCACACAGAGCAAACATTATTTTACAAGTAAAAAAAGGTAAGAAACCAGTTTTACTTGAAGAACCTGTATTGATTTCACTTGAAGAAGGAAGAGAGAAATTAAAAGAAATCTTCAATACTATATTAAATGCAAAAGCAGGAGAAGTATTCGCTGTTAAGGTAAGCACTGGTACTGGTAAAACAAAAAACATTATTGACTCATGTAAAGACAATAAAATTTTAATCGCAGTTCCAACACATATTTTAAAAGACGAAATCATAGCAGACGCAAGAGAACTTGGTATTGAAATAAAAGGAACACCAGAGTTACCAAAATATTTAGAAACTGGACTCAGAAATGAAATCAACAAACTTTATAATGTTGGCTTATATAAGTGTGCAAATAAACTTATTAGAGAAGAAGTTATAAATGGTAATGAATTACTTGCTCAATATGAAAAAGAAAAAAAGAAGCACTTAACTTTGAAGGAAGTATTATAACAACTCACGCTTCTTTGCCAAATTTCAAAAGCATTAAGCAAGATTATGTTTTTGTTGACGAAGACCCAATACAATCAATTTTTTGTATAGGTCAAGCAATTCCAGCAGAAGATTTTAAACTTTTAAATAAAAAATTAGAAGAACAAAGAGGCTGGTGTAATACTGGTGAAGTTGCAATGCTTATAGAGAACTTAAAAAAAGTTGCTAAGATTATATTTGACACTCCTACTAGTTGTAGAAAAGTGTTACTTGAGAACTTTGATTTTACAGCACTTGAAAATTACCCAGAAATAATAAAATGTATGAGTTCAAAAATATTATACTTTTTATTAAACTGTAAGTGGTTCATTAAATCAGATTTTAGTGTTCATTATGCAGAGAAAAAGTTTTTACCTGAAAACAAAGTAATCGGTATATTTACGGCTACTGGTGGTAAGAGCCTTTATGAAAAACAATTTGGAGACAAATTAAATTTCATTGAATTAGGACAAATAAAAAATAAAGGAATTTTAAAACAGAATTCAGATTATAGTTATTCAAGAGAAAGTTTAAAGAACGACAAAGCGAAATTAAAGAGTAAAGAAAATATGACTGACGAAGATTGCGTTATTACTTTTAAGGCACTTGAAGAAGATTTCAATGCAGAAAGTAAAATGCATTTTGGTGCAACTCAAGGAAGAAATTCTATGAGTGGTAAAAATATTACAGTAATTGGTACACCTCATTTCAATAACACTGCTTACTTGCTTATGGCATATAGTTTAGGTTATGAAGTTACAGACACTACAATGAAGTACCAACAGATTGAGCGTAATGGTTACAGATTTCCTTTCATGACCTACAATGACGAATTTCTAAGAGAGATTCAATTGAATTTCATTGAGAGTGAACTTCTTCAAGCAGTAGGTAGAGCAAGACTTGTGGCTCATGATTGTGTGGTAACTTTGTTTTCAAATTACCCTTTACCACAAGCAGAACAAATGAAAAATAAGGTAATATAAAAGGAGAACAGAAATGAAATTTCGTAAGAAACATATAGTAGTAGAGGCTTACCAAACAAAAGAAGAGGTAGTAGTAATAGACACATTAGAAGGTACTATGACAGGTGACATAGGTGATTGGATTATAACTGGCGTTGAAGGTGAAAAATACCCTTGTAAGCCTAGTATATTCGAGAAGACATATGAGTTAGTAGAGGAAAAACAAATGGAAAAAGACTTAGGAATATCAGAGGTTAAACAAGCAAAAGCAAATATAAAAGATTTAATTGTTTATGGAGACGGTGACACATTTGCATTGCTCTGTAAAGCGAGTTCTCAAGAACAAGGTTGGTTAAAGAGTACTAAAGTATGTAACTGCAAGGACGGTTGTGTTATGCAAGTGACTACACAGCAAAGAAATCCTGACGGTAGTTATTCAGTTGCAGAGGCTTTAACTTATGTTCCGAGAATGAATATAGACACTAAGTCTGAACCAAGAGTATTAAAAGAGATTTAGGTTAGATTAAATGTTATGTGAAGACATTAATACGTTGGTATAAATGTATTAGTGTCTTTTATTTGTCGAATGGCTCAAAGGTAGAGCAATGCATTCTAAATGCAGAGATTAAAAGGTTCAACTCCTTTTTTTGGCGTTAGGAAATAAAGTTTCAAAAAGTTTCAAAAAGTTTCAAAAATAAAAAAACAGTAACCTGAATCATACTTTGAAATCGCACTACATTAATTGAAAAATAAAGAACGCTAGTAGGCACACACCAAGACACACCACAAATGCTAGTCTTCTTTCAATCCAAGGAAGGGTGTTAAGCAATATGACAGCAGCAGAGACAAAACTATTAGAATTTATAAACGACAATTTAAAAGATTTAAAAGAAGACATGAAAGACAGGCTAGATAAAATTGAAGAAAAACTAGACAGAGTAGTGACAAACGAAATGTGTAATAAGAATCGAACAGAATGTGCTTTGAATTCAACAGACAAAAACGAACTTTCTATCAAACGCATTTCAGCGATTGGAGGTATTTGTATTGGTACGGTAGCAGCGTGTGGAACTATAGTCGTTGCAGTATTGCAAGTATTTTTTACTTAGATTAAAAGGAGAGATAAATATGTGGTATGAATTACCTCAATTAAATTATATTAAGAAAGACTTAGGAGAGAACGATTGCCTTTACTTAGATTTTGGACACGGTGGAGGAGATTCGGGTTGTACATTCTATGACAAATCGTATGAGAAAGATTATACATTGAAGTTTGGTATGGCTGTTTATGAACTGTGTAAACCCTACTTCTCTAAGGTTTACCTGAGCAGAGACACAGATAAGTCTGTATCGCTCGCTGGTAGAACTAAAGAAATGAATGCATTGGGGAAGAAGTTTAATAGTGTTCAGGTGTATTCAATACATTGTAATGCTTTTGATACCACTGCACATGGAGCAGAGATTCTTCTTTCATATAAAACAGAAGAAGATAGTCCAGAATATAAGTTCTGTAAGAAGTTCTTAAAGGATTATTGTGCTGAGTTCAGCATACGTAACAGAGGCATTAAACAGAAGAAGGGTACTAGAGGTGATTATTATTACTTCCATAGAGCAACTGCTGAGAATGTAAGAGCACAATATTTTGAATTGTTCTTCGGTGATAATCGTAATGATTGCAAGAAGGGAAAAACAGATAAGTATTTTGATAAGGCTGTATTCATGTTTGCTTCGTACATATTGAAAAGACATGGAAAGATTATAGAAAAGCCAGTAACAGAAGTTGAGTATCTTTATTTGGTTCAATGCGGAGCATTCAAAGAG